ATATGGAAGACAATGATTTAGAATTTGATAATGATACGATTGAATACATTGAAGACCAATGCAGTCCAGTTATCAAACACTACAAAAACTTCTTCAATCGACCTAGACCATATCAGTTAGCAGGTGCATTGAAAATGGAATTCAAACCATATGTTACACCAACTGCTTATAGTCCTGCTTATCCAAGTGGACACGCAGTACAGTCTAGAGTTGTCGCTAACTACTATGCAAGTAAATATCCTGACCATAGAGAAGGTTTATATAAAGGTGCATACATATGTGGTTGGGGACGAGTAGAAGCAGGTTTACATTATCCTTCTGATTATTCCGCAGGTATCCAACTTGCAGATGATTTAATGGGATATATGAGAGAAGAAAAGTTAAATGAAGATGCACCAGTGAACGCAACTGGGCCTGGCATTGCAATGCCAGCCACTATGAAAAAGAAAAGGGATAAAAGATTTTACGAGTTGTGGAAAAGAACCCCTAAAGTAAACTAGATTATGAAGTTCCTAAACTATTTGGCATTGGCCACAAGTCTAATGATAGCAGGTATCGCTGCCTATTTTTCAGTAATAGGTATGGGTATTATATTTGCTGGCGCATACATGTCTACGGTAGTTATGATGACTGCACTAGAATTTGGTAAGATAGTTACAGCAGCTTATGTTCACTTGTTTTGGGACAAGTTGAATTACATGAAGTATTATCTTTCCTTTTCAGTATTTGTTCTTATGTTAATTACTTCACTGGGTATATTTGGTTTCTTATCTAAGGCAAATATAGACCAAACCCTACAGGGAGATTCTTATTCATTAGAAATGTCTATCATTGATAAAAGATTAGAATCTAAAGAAAACCAGTTGGGAAGATTGGAAGATAGAATTGCAAACCTAGATAACATTATTACAACTGCTAGACCACAGGACAGAAACTATATCGACAGAAGACAGAAAGATGAACGAGAAGAAATCGGAAATGATATTGACACAATCGTAGATGATATAGTATTATTGAATCAAGAGAAATTACCTTTTCAAAGGTTACAACTAGAACAAGAAGGTGAAATTGGCCCAATCAAATACGTAGCAGAAATGATATACGGTCAAGACGATGCGAATAAATACATAGACAACGCTGTGAGATACGTCATAATTGCATTGATTTTTGTATTCGACCCTCTCGCCTTATTGTTGTTAATAACTGCAACCAGTTTATTAGCAAATTACAAGGAACCTGAACGACCTAAAATAATTGTTCGTGTGCCTAAAACTAATATAAATAAATAACTTACTTACAGGAGTAAAAAATGAGTGAAGAAAGAAAAGCAGAAGACTTTCCTCTAGAACGACCTACCATGGGTGATAATCCGCCTGAGGAAGGAACAACAGGCTTCGACATGGCAAAAGCGTCTTACGACAGAGCTATGGTTGAATATGAGAAAAACCTTGCAAAATGGTTAGCAGGTGAATCTCTATCATCGCCTGATGATGGTTCAGAAGAAGAAGAATAAACCCCCTTACAATTCCTAACATTATAGGTTATAATAGCCTAAATGTTATGGTTAGAACGCAAATATTTGTCTATGGTGGCATCGAGACTCGATGTCTGTAAGTGGAAAAACGACAAAACCCTTAATCACAGGTGCCCCTATTGTGGAGATTCCCAAAAGAATCGATACAAAGCTAGGGGTTACCATTTTGTCGTAGAACAAAACTTTGTATATAAGTGCCACAATTGTGGTAAATCTACTTCGTCTGTACACTTCTTAAAAGATAACTTCCCTGATATTCACAGAGAATATCTGAAAGAATATCTACAAGAAAAAGGAGTGAAAAAAACTACGCAAAAAATGCCTAGTTCTAATGATTTTAAGTTCACTCCAAAGAAAGAAATTCTAAATATGAGTGAAGAGAATTTACGTGCGGTATGTTTTCGTGCATGGGACAAGATAGTCGCTAGACAATATCTTCAAGACCGACACATACCCGACTCTATCATAAAGAAATTATGGTACGTAGACAGAGCAGAAGCACTTTGTCATTTAGACAGAAAATACCAAGATAGAGTATTAGGTAATGACCCTAGAATAGTTTTTCCATTCCTGACTGAGAGTGGAGAATTGATTGGACTAAGTGGCAGGGCAATTAACAATGCCTCCCTGAGATACTTAACCATGAGGTTCGTAGATGATGTACCACTCATCTATAACATTAATAATGTGGACAAGTCAAAGACAATCTATGTAACGGAAGGGCCGATAGATAGTCTATTCCTACCCAACTCAATAGCAGTTGGTGGTAGTGATTTTAAAAAGATTTCAAATCTAAAACAGAATGCAATAATAATATATGATAACGAACCACGCAATACAGTTATTCTAGACAAAATTGAAGAAGTAATCGATGACGGTTACGCAGTTTGTATATGGAATGATAAACGAGTTGAAGGACTCAAAGATATTAATGATATGATAATGAATGGAATTACAGTAGAACAAATCGTGGAGATTATAGACTCTTGCACTTATTCTGGCCTTTCCGCAAAACTTAAGTTACAGGAGTATAAAAAGGCATGACAGTGGACAATGGAGATATTAAGGTAGTCAAGTCAGACGGTTCAAGAGTAGATATAGATTTAGACAAAATTCACGTAATGGTATCACATGCTTGTAAGAATATTACAGGTGTTTCAGAATCACTAGTTGAAATGAATAGTGGTTTACAGTTTTATGATGGCATAACAACAAAAGACATTCAGAGTATTTTAGTTAAATCAGCGTCTGACCTGATTTCATTAGAAAATCCCAACTATCAATTTGTAGCAGCTAGATTACTGTTATTCGCATTACAAAAACAAGTCTTCTCTACGAAGTGGGCAGACGGTAAAGAGATTTATCCTAGATTGTTTGATATGATTAATAGGAATATTGAACAGGGAGTTTACTCTAAAGAACTTCTAGACCATTACACAGAAGAAGAGATAGACACGTGTAATGGATACGTTAGACATAATAGGGACTTTGATTTTACATATGCAGGTCTACAACAGATAGTAGACAAGTATCTTGTTCAAGATAGAAGTACAAATGAAGTGTACGAAACACCGCAATTTATGTACATGTTGATTGCTATGACATTGTTTCAGAGTTACAATGGTCATGGTGAAAAGAATAGACTATGGTATGTCAAGAATTACTATGACGCAATCAGTCAATTTAAAATAAACATACCTACACCTATTATGGCAGGGGTCAGAACACCACTTAAACAGTTTGCAAGTTGTGTTTTGGTAGACGCTGACGATTCATTGGATTCAATCTTTTCGTCTGACCATGCAATTGGTAAGTACGTTGCTCAAAGAGCAGGTATTGGTATCAATGCTGGACGTATCAGAGGATTAGGTGCAAAGATTCGTGGTGGTGAGGTACAACACACAGGAGTAATTCCTTTTTTAAAGAAATTTGAATCTACTGTACGTTGTTGTACACAAAATGGTGTAAGGGGTGGAAGTGCAACAGTTCATTTCCCAATCTGGCACCAAGAGATTGAAGATATTATTGTTCTCAAAAATAATAAGGGAACAGAAGATAATAGAGTAAGAAAATTAGATTACTCTATCCAAATGAGTGAACTCTTTTATCAGAGATTCCTCAAAAACGAGGACATAACTTTGTTTAGTCCTCACGTTGCAGAAGGTCTATATGAAGCATTTGGGACACCTGAGTTTGACGAACTATATGAGAAGTATGAACGTAAAACCAGTATCCCTAAACGAAAGATAAATGCTCGGGAATTGATAACAGATTTACTAAAAGAAAGAGCAGAGACTGGCAGAATCTATATCATGAATATAGACCATTGCAACACGCACAGTGCTTTTCTTGACAAGGTGAACATGAGTAACCTTTGTCAAGAAATCACTTTGCCGACTACACCGATTCAATCTATAGAAGATTATAACGGTGAAATCGCATTGTGCATATTGTCTGCTATTAATGTGGGTAAAATTAATTTAGAAGAAGTAGAACATTTGTGTGACCTCGCAGTTAGAGGATTAGATGAACTAATCGACTATCAAGAATACCCTGTTAAAGCAGCTGAGAAATCAACACTTAAGAGAAGAAGCCTAGGTATAGGTTATATTGGACTTGCACATTATCTTGCAAAACATAAAGTAAGTTATGGTAGTCCTGAGTCATTGGAATTAGTCCATGAATTAACCGAAGAGTTTCAGTATCAATTGATACGTGCATCAGTTAATCTTGCAAAAGAGAAGGGTAAGAATGACTGGCACCACAAGACTAAGTATGCAAAGGGTATACTTCCCATAGACACTTATAAGAAGGACGTAGATGACCTGACTACTAATGGTCTAAAGAAAGATTGGGAGGCGCTACGTGGCGAAGTCCTAGAACATGGTATGCGTCACTCCACATTAAGTGCACAAATGCCTAGTGAATCTTCTAGTGTTGTTTCTAATGCAACGAATGGTATAGAACCACCAAGAGATTTACTATCAGTTAAAAAGTCTAAGAAGGGTACTCTAAAACAAGTAGTACCGCAATATGGACAGTTGAAGAACTTCTATACACTATTATGGGATATGGAATCTAACCTTGGATATATCAAAGTAGTTGCAATTATGCAAAAGTTCTTTGACCAAGGGATAAGTGGTAATTGGTCATACAACCCTGAGAATTATGACAACAATGAAGTTCCTATATCTGTCATGGCAACTGACCTGTTGAACACGTACAAATATGGTTGGAAGACTTCATACTACCATAATACTATGGACGGTAAAGAAGAAGACGTTATTAAAGAGGAATTACCTTCCGCAGTTGATGACGCAGCTAATGTAATGAGTGGGCATGACCCATTCGATGAAGAGGATTGTGAAGCTTGTGCGATATAAAATAGACATGTATCAAAACGGTGACCCCTCGATGAGGAATGCTGTTGGTGAGATAAATGAGAACACATATAAGTTTTATACAAACCGTTTTGTTGTTCTCAGAAACTTTATTCCGAAAGAAATTATAGAGTTTACTATGGACGTTTGGAAAACTATCGAAGCACAACCTGAGTTAAATTCAATTATTTTTGATTCAGAGGTGGAACCTATTCCGAATTCTCCACGTGGAACTCAGGATAAATCTTTTGGTGGACATACAACTCCTATGGGTGTTGCATTGCACAGATATATTCACAATAAACTTAATACAGAAATGGACTTGACACTAATGCATACTTACTCGTATACTAGAAAGTATGAAAGAGGTTCGTATCTAAGAGCTCATGCAGATAGACCTTCATGTGAAATTAGTGCTACACTATGTTTAGATTACACTACGGACGATAATGAACCATGGACTATATGGGTAGACAATAGTAGAAATTGGGTTGACCAAGGTCAATTAGACCAAGACCATATTTTTGAAGAGACACAAGGGATACCTATAAGAAAGAGAAAATCCATTCCAGTGAAACTAGAGGTTGGTGATTTAATGTTATACCAAGGGCCGAATGTTGTGCATTGGAGAGATAATTTACTAGGTAAACATTCTTATCACATGTTTACTCATTTTATTAATAAAGAAACTTATATGAGTAGTATTGAAGGATTTTGTGAAACCAAAGAATTTACTCAAGGTTATCAGGATTGCATACTCAAATATGACGGAAGAGAAAACCCATATATGCAAAAGGAAGATGGTATTCGCCAACAAAAATTTGAAGAATGGTCAAAAAAGTACGATAAACTAAGTAATAAATCTCACTTTGTTAATAACTATGGTGATATGACGTTTACAGAGATAAAGGAATGACGGTATTTAATAAAAAGAAAGTAGACTTTACTAAAGAAAAAATCTTCTTTGGTGAGGCACTTAATACTCAGAGATTTGATGATTTTAAGTATCCTATATTTGATAAACTCACGCAGAAACAATTAGGTTTCTTTTGGAGACCCGAAGAAGTATCATTGCAGAAAGATAGAAATGATTATGCTTCTTTAAATAAAGCACAGAAACATATATTTACCTCAAATCTGAGGTATCAGACTTTGCTTGACTCAGTTCAGGGTAGAGCGCCAGCATTATCGTTCTTACCATTTGTCACTCTTCCTGAACTTGAGTCTTGCATTATTACATGGGACTTCTTTGAGACTATACACTCTAGAAGTTATACACACATTATAAAGAATATCTACAGTGACCCAAGTGATGTGTTTGACACGATACTAGACGAAAAGGCTATCATTAAGAGAGCAGAAGCAGTAACACAGAAGTATGATAATTTCATAGACCTTGGACGCAGGAAACTAATAGGTCACAAGATAGATGATTATGAGTTATACAAAGCATTATATCTTGCACTAGTGTCTGTAAACATATTAGAAGGTATTAGATTCTTTGTATCATTCGCATGTTCATTTGCCTTTGGTGAATTAAAACTCATGGAAGGAAGTGCAAAGATACTATCTCTTATCGCACGAGACGAAGCACAGCACCTTGCTGTATCACAACACATTATCAAGTGTTATTCAAAACACGAGAACGATAAAGTAATGAATAAAGTTATGAAGGATTGTGAACAAGAAGTCTATCAAATGTATGAAGACGCAGTAAATCAAGAGAAAGAATGGGCAGAGTTTTTATTTAAAGAAGGTTCTATGATAGGATTATCTGTGCCTTTGTTAGGAAATTATGTAGAATACATTGCAAACAAGA